TCGATAGCATGTTATGCCGTATGCTGCGAAATAATAGTTGTTTGCTATCACGATATCCCTGAGCAAGGTAGACCTCTTGCTGTTCTTTCTTGAGACGTAAAAGCAAGTCTGCAAGTTCTCTCGTGATGTCGATGTCACGTACACTTGATTTGTTCTTAGTAGCAGCAAAGCCGCTGCCATATCTGTGATCCCACGTTCTGGTAATGTGCACAACGCGCTTTTTAAGATCAACATGATCCCACGTTAGCCCAAGAACTTCAGAATACCTAGCTCCGGTCAGTGCCCCAGTTGCGATGATGTAGTAAGCAATATGCTCGTAGTCTGCAAATTCTAGGCAGTAATTGACGAGCTTGCGCAAATCCTTTACTTGCAAATATTTGATGATTCCTGCTTGGCCTTCATTACCAGTGAGGACAACGTTATGAGTGAAGTTAGTATATATTATTTGGTCATCGACGGCAGAATCAGCCATTGAGCGAACATAGCCATTCAATTTGCTGACTGTATCTTTAGCCCTTTTTTTGCCAAACTCATTGATAAACTCCTGCCAGTCTGATTTTGAAATTGATTTTAGTTCACGGCTTTCGCCCCAGTAGGCTAATAACTGTTTACGAATTGTTTTATACCGGGCTTCGGTGATACGAGAATGCTTACCAGATTTGTACAGCTCAATCCATTTGTCCCAGTAGTCGATTAACGTTATCTTGTTAAGATCCAAATTTGCACCGCGATTATGCTGACGTTCGACTTCGACTGCCGCTATATCAGCAGCTTTTTTTGAGGGGAAGCCACCCTTGTTGACATACTTGCGTGTTCCATCATTATCCTTGTAAGAGACACGATATTGCCATTTTTTGCCACGTTTACTAATGCTGGCCATCATTTACACCTCCTTGTGCTATAATTCAGACGGGTGCTATTGCACCCACCATACAGTCACGTTCTTTTTAGCGTCTACCCATTCGGTGGGGTAGGCGCTTTTTGTCGTTACTTTCTCCTACTTGCTTTTTTCTTGTTAAGCGCCTCGTTTACGTTACTGAGTGGAATATCTTTGATGAATCGTTTCTCTCTAATTCTAGAAAAGGGGACAACGATCTTGTAATTTAGTTCTGCTTTTTCTTTATCACTGAAGACTTCGGTGTTTGAAATGTCTAGGAGAACTGAGTGCTCATATTTTTTGATAGGTTCTCCTTCGAAGTTTTTCCAGCTTTTTTTCGCCAAACTTATAAGAGATTACTGTAATTGTTTTCATAGATGATACCTCCTATAAGGAGAATGAGTTGTGAAAAAATAAGTTAGAGAAAACAAAAGCCCACGTTGCTGTGAGCCTGAAATGAACCTTGCCTTGACTAAAAAAGAATCAGCTTAATGAGGCCTCCAACAATGGCAACAACAATGGCCCATGCCAAAGCCCGTGTTGTCGACTCTTTTTCAGATAAAACAGCAGTAGTAGTTTTTAGTTCATCGAGTCCGTCAGCTTTGATTGAAATTGCATTAACCGATTTTGTTAGTGCGTCAATCTTTAAGTTGATAATATCAAGCTTGTGATTAGCGTCTTGCTCTGCAAACTTTAATTGATCTTGAGTCACGGTATTTTCATTTGTCATGTTATCCGCCTCCTTGGTTTTATTATACTCTGTTTTGCTTTTACCCGATGCCGTCGAGGATCGATATTCCTTGGTTAAACAATCCTAGACAGTAAGTGCAGCCTTTCAATATAGTCTGAAGGCAATTCAACTGTAATTACTAATCAGTAAATGCGCACGGTTATTATTATTTATTAAGGGAGCCAGCCCCACTCTCCGGCTTGCACGGGGACGCCGCTTGCGTGGGGGAAGAAACAAGTCACTGAAGGTTAATGGTGGCATCGTAATCTTTGTTGGCATTGTCGTCTTCCATGTCATCGGTGTCGTAATTTGCACTCCACTTAAGTCGGATAGTCTTTAACGATCTAGGATCATCCATTTTTTCTAGTGCCCAAACGACAGTGCCGTCGCGATCTACATCTTTAGAAATTTGCCCGTCAAAATCATCACCACTAAAGTTGGTGCCATCTACTTGCTGACCGTCAGAAGTTACCAATGTGCCCTGACTCGGTAGATTGAAATATCACGAGTTGTATGAATTTTAAAGTGAGCGGTGACTAACCCCTGATAGGTTTTCTTACTTGCATCCGTGAATGGTTTGACACGATAAACGGTTACCTTGTCAATTCCAACGGTTGTTCCCGCCCAAGAATTATCAGAATAGCTTACGGGGTATGTTGCCTTGCTTAATACAGATACGTCTTGGTAATTGTAAGTAATCTTTTCTGAGCTGTCTGAAGACCCTTTACTACTAGATGTATTTTGTCCTTTAGCAACAGACACCTTATTGCTACTTGAACTGTTGCTATTAGCAGAACTACTGCAACCAGCCAATGCCAACGCAAGCAACGCAACAGACACTAATACTAGCTTCTTCATAATGAATCCCTCCAAAAAATCCAGCTTTTAACGTCGATCAGGATTTGGACGTAAGTTGACCATTTATTTAAATGCATATGATCCAACGACTTTGCCGATCACATCAATGGTATCAGTTTCATCAGCATAGAAGTCTGGGTAGATACGTTCACCCGTTTTTTCGTCCACATCATCATTCAATGAACGAAGACACAAACGATCTTGTTCGAATATCAGCTTTTTAATGAATGTCATGTCATCAATATCAACTACCGCGATCATGCCGTTAGTAACATCTTGCGTTTTCTGAACAAATACAAATTCACCATCCTCGTAGTAAGGAGACATACTGTCACCGACAACTTTAAAGCAGTAATCGTAGTGAGACGGAATAGCACTGTCTGGAATCTTAACTGTGTCCATTGGTTCATAGCGATCATCATTAAAGGCACCATATCCAGCGGCAACAATACCATCAACCTCAACATTGAACGCTGGCTCATCAAGATTACGTTCTACACGCGCTTCATCCAAGCTGACAACGTTGTCTGGATTTTGCTGCTCATTGAGCTGCTTTTCCGCGTACGTGTAGACTTTTTGCTGACGTGCAGGGTGAAGTTTTCGCATTGTATTTGTAGTTTTCTCAATCACGGTGTTGTCAGCACTCTTCGACAAGTCTTTATTCATCATGTCGTCTAACTTTACACCGAACATATTGGCAATATCAGCAAGGATTCCCGCTTTTGGAGTATACTTGCCAGACTCCCATTCACTGACGGTAGAAACGCTTCGGTGGATCATTTCAGCGAATGTCTGCTGATCATAGCCGCGTTTTGCGCGCAGATACTTTAGATTTTTTGCAAACATGTCAAGTTCCTCCTTATTTCTATAGGAACAGTATACCACCACTTCGGAAAAACGGAAATATATTTCCGAATTTAATTTCGGAAAAACAGAATTTTATTGTTGACTTCGGAAAAACCGAATCGTATTATATAGACATAAAGAGCGAAAGGAGGAAACAGTAATGAACGAAAAATCTGAGAAATTCACGCTTCGTCAATGGCGCGGAATTCGAGACATGCGAGTCAATGAGCTGGCAGCTGAGTCTGGCTTAACAGTGAAAACGATTAATAACTATGAGCGTGATATTGATCGTCTTCGCGGAGCCAGTTATAAGAACTTAGAGGCTATTGCAAATGCTTTAGGGATTTCGGTTGGTGATATTTTTTTGTCACCAACTTCGGAAAAACCGAAGTACCCAGTAAAGGAGGCGGTATAGATATGAACGAACTACAACTATTTCAGTTCGAGGATAACCAAATTCGGACTGTCAGCTCAAACGGCATTATCTGGTTTTCAGCACCTGATGTTACGCATGCGCTGAAACTAACAAACACAACGGTAGCGTTGAAATCATTAGACGGCGATGAGGTGACTAAGTTTAACTTAGGGGGCTTATCATGCTAGGCCAATCTCGCAGCCGAAAAATTGGCCGCCAAAAGGTGTCATCAAATTGATGACACCCAGAAGCAACGTATAACAACAATTCAAATAGGGAGTCGCGAATCACGACCCCCCCTGAAGTACCAAATCGGTACCTCAGGCCAAGCCAGCGAAATGGCCGTCATTAATGAGTGAGGCCAACAGAAAGGAGGAAACACATTGAACGAATTAGTAATCATGCACAACAAACAAGCCGTGACGAGTAGCAACCGCGTGGCCGATGTGTTTGGCAAGGAACATCGTAATGTCTTAGCAACAATTGGGGGTCTGCTTAAAAATCAGCAGACCCAGCACATGTTTATGAAAAGCACATACGTGAACGAGCAAAACGGTCAGAGCTATCCAATGTACTACATGAATCGTGACGGTTTTACATTGCTGGCTATGGGCTTCACCGGTAAGAAGGCACTTCAGTTCAAGATCAGTTACATCAACGCGTTCAACAGCATGGAGACGCAGATAAAGACGGGATATGTGATCCCGGGAAGTTATGCCGAGGCATTGAAGCTGGCAGCTAGTCAGGCTGAACAGATTGAAGATATGAAGCCTAAAGCGTTGTTTGCAGACGCGGTAGCCACAAGTCACACAACTATCTTGGTCGGTGATCTTGCCAAGGTGCTCAAACAGAACGGAGTTGACATTGGTGCCAAGCGGTTGTTCGCCTGGCTACGTGAGCAAGGCTATTTGATTAAACGGATTGGTGCCGACTATAACTCGCCGACACAACGCGCGATGGAGCTAGGCTTGTTCGAGGTCAAGGAAACGGCGATCAGTCACTCGGACGGCCATGTAACAGTTCAGAAGACCCCAAAGGTAACCGGAAAAGGCCAGCAGTATTTTATCAACAAGTTTCTACAAAAGGGGATGACGGTATGAACGAACGCAATGAAAAAAAGCAAGCACCTTATGAACAAGAGATGCTTGCACAAATAGCATTGAGCTTGATCGCTAGCATGAGCGAATTGTCGCTCGATCAAGAAGAAGCAGCTCTGAAAACCGCTTTGTCACTCATTGGGCGTTAGAATCCAAACTCTCCAGATTAAGGTTCTTGATTGCAGCAACGCCGTTAGCCTTCGTCACTAGGACGTTACCAACAAAATGATAAGGAGAAGACAAGATAATGTATATCAACCAAGCGATTAAGAAAGCGGAGACGCAAAAAAGAGGGATTACTCGTAAGGCGTGGTTTCCTCGTCCGATGATTCTTATACCGACCAATACAAATGCTGGGTTCCTCATGACATCAATAGGACAAGATCCAAGTCAAAAATGGATGCCATACAGCGATGATCTCACGGCTAAAGACTGGATCCCATACGGCTAAAAGAACGGAATTAGTTTTTTGACACCAGTAATGGCATCAAGAACCTTTTTGACATCATTGCCAAACTTTTGCTCACGCCACGCAATAGCCTGTGTGGTGATGAACGAATTGTAATAACAACCGTCGCCCGGCCATAGTTTCATAAAACCGGCGTCTCGAAGCTCAGCCATCGTAAACGAAACATCTGGTAGGGACCACTGAGGCATAACGTCATCACGGACTTGCTGTGTAGAACCCATTGTTGTTGCATCACTCTTTGATTTTCCATCAGTAACACTTTCCAAGTATTTTGACGATAGCTGTAACAGCAAATACTTTGCATCGTTTGTAAGACGTTCGTATTCATCATTCATATATATCATCTCCTTCCCACCAAATTATCTGCCAACGGGAGGCCAAAAGAAAGAAGGAAATGCAAGTGAATGACGAAGACTTGGGACGTACTTTCGCAGTCATCGCTATATTTCTTGCACTACTGTCCTTGACGTTACAGCACTTCGGGATGTGAGAACGTCAGTCGCTATGCAATAGATTTATCGAAGGTAAAGACTTTTCGCCGTTTTCGGCGAAAACCCCAAACGGCGGTCACTATACAAATGGGTTTATCACAAAAAAGTGAAAAACTCCGCACCATCACAGGAAAGGAGGAAATGCCATGCCACTGTTACAGGTTGTTGAAGATGATCAGATTTCAAGCAAAAAGTATTTAGCGGTCGATGAAGAAGAACTGACAAAGATGATCAAGGAGAACCAAGAGTTAAAACGCAAGCTAGCAGCACGAGGTATGTGGACGCTCACAACCGCAACAAGCTATGTCGAAGGACATAACAACACGTGGGTAGTTAACAATATCTTGAACGTCCCACGCTTCCACAAGTTCTTGCAAGATACCGTGGTTTCATATCCACCGCCTGGAAAAAAGGGGTATCTGTTTCATCCGAAACCATGGCTCGACTTCTTAGACAAATGGTTCCCAGAGATTTCAAGGTCACTTAGAGAGAAGGGCAAATAATGATTGAATATTTACTAATTGGTGGTGCCTTCGGCGTGATCATTGGTCACTGCTTAGGCCACAGCGGAAATTGGAGGCAGTGGATTGAATGAAGCAGAACGTACCATTGGTGATTTACTGAACGAACACAACAAATTGACGTTAGACATTATGCGCGGCAACCACACACCGATTGCAAAGATGTTGCTTGCCGAGAACGAGAAGCTACGTGCACGACTAGCGAAACTAAGGGGATGACGTGATGACCAATGAAGTATACGAGCACATTTTAGCTGAATCTAACCGTCAGATTGCAGCATATCACAAGGTTGCTACCGACTATGGGACGAACAATACAGACCCTCATCAAACGTATGCGATGGGTCAAGAAGATGGTGCACATGCGATCCTATTTATTATCAAACAAGCTATGAAAAAAGCCGCTGGCGTCCAGACCAACGACTGATAGAAAGGAAAATATTATATGTCAGTATTATACGACTTAACAGACAAATTGACCAGTTTGCAACGACTGGCAGAAAGTGGCAAGGCTGATCCAAAAGCTATTGCTGACACGATGGAAATGGTTGAGGGCGACTTTGATGATAAGGCGGTTGGCTATGTCAAAGTCTATAAATCAATCGAAGCAGACGTCAAAGAAATCGATGCTGAAATCAGGCGTTTGCAAGAACGAAAGACAAGTGCCAAGAAAAACGCTGCGACAATCAAATCACGATTGGCGCAAGCGATGGTTGAAACTGGTCGTGAACACATTCATACACCACTGTTCAGTATTTACACTCGCAGAACAGTGAGCGTGGAAGCACCAGAAGACCCGAATAAGTTGCCACCAGAGTTCATTAAGACCACGTTGACGGTCAACAAATCCGACTTGAAGAAAGCATTACAAGCTGGCCGTGAGGTACCAAATGCGCGACTGGTTGAGAACATTGGACTGGGGGTGCGGTAGATGCAGCCAATTAAACATGCATCTTCAATTGATCGAACAAAGAACTGGCGAGTTTTGATTTATGGAAAGCCTGGTGTCGGTAAGACGTCAGCTATCCGCAATCTTAATGGCAAAACACTCGTGCTAGATCTGGATGACAGTTCAAAAGTGCTATCTGGTGCACCGAACATCGATGTGCAACCATTTGACCGAAGTAAGCCAAGCGAAGAATGGAAAGAATTTCTGAAAAATCTGGCTGAACGTGTTTCCGGATATGACAATCTGGTGATCGACAACGTTTCAGCGTTCGAAAAAGACTGGTTTGTTGAGATGGGTAGGCACAGTAAAAACGGTATTGGCAACGAGCTTCAGGATTACTCAAGGTGGACAAATTACTTTGCCCGCATCATGACCATGATCTTCATGGACGCACCAGTAAACGTGCTAGTAACTGCTTGGGAAAACACACGAGATGTTACGAGCGAAACTGGGCAATCATTCAGCCAGTATGCACCAGCAATTCGTGACAGCGTACGTGACGGACTATTAGGACTGACGGACGTTGTAGGACGCGTAGTAGTTAATCCCAAGACTGATGGCCGTGGCGTCATTCTTGAGGGAACCGATGCAATCTTTGCTAAAAACAGATTAGACAATCGAAAGTTGGTGCCAATTAACGAGCTATTCAAATTTGGAAATCAGGAAAAATCAGTCAAACAGGAGGACTAAAACATGGCTATCACAATGGACTACTCACAAGCAGCAGAAGGAAATGGCGACATTCAAGATGGTGTATATGAATGCGTTATTAACCGCTTTGGATTTGACAACTACAAAGATCGTGAGTTTATCAAGTTTGATCTAATTGTACGCAATGACGTTCCACAGAAATATCAGAACAAGCATATCTTCGACAACCAATATCCAAAGAAAGACACCGGAGAGTATGCAATGGGATACCTATTCATGATTGGCAAAAATGCTGGCATTCCAGACCATAAGAAGTGGGCTGATCTTGCGGCGATGCTTGCAGATTTCACGGGCCATGCTGTTAAAGTTACCGTCAAAAACGAAGAATACAACGGTAAAACCTATCCGCATATCAAGAAGTGGGAGCCAACGGATTTCCCGCAGATTCAGCACCGCTGGAAAGATAGCAAAGCTGCATCTGTTTCAAATTCTAATCCGTCTTTCGGTACACAAGCACAAGCAAACCAAACCAATGCAGCCGATCCATTTGCCAACAACGGTCAGCCAATCGATATCAGTGATGATGATCTTCCATTCTAGGAAGGCGGTGTCGATCATGAATGAAAGCCCTAGTTACTATGCCATCATTCCAGCAGGTGTGCGCTATGACAAACAGCTACCACAAGGAGCAAAGCTTCTGTACAGCGAGATCACGGCACTCAGCAGTAAGAGCGGCTCTTGTTGGGCGAGCGATCAGTACTTTATGACTTTGTACGAGGTAGGTCAAACCACTATACAAAGATGGCTACGTGCTTTAGAAGACAGCGGATATATTGAACGTCATGTCAAATACAAAGACGGTACCAAAGAAATTGAAAAAAGGTATATCAAAATTCGTACAGACCCTATGCCCGAAAATGGTAATACCTATAGCCAAAAACGGGTATACCCTATGCCCAAAAACGGGCAAGAGAATAATACAAGTATTAATAAAAACATACGTGCATCCAGCACGTTAGAGAGTGACTTTGAAAAGCTATGGAAACTGTATCCAAAGAAGATCGGCAAGAAGCCGGCGTTAGCTGCTTACAAACGGGTAATTAGTAGAAAGAAGAACCCTGCTACCAACAGACAAATTCAGGATGGCATTGTGGCTTATCGACAGCTAATCAATAGCAAAGGCACAGAGAAGCGGTTTGTCAAAGACGGTAGTACTTTCTTCAACCAAGAGGCATGGAACGATTACCTTGAGATCGTAAAGGAAGAACGAGATGAGCAGGAAGCTCGAAAGCCTAAGTTCGATCCCAAGAAAACTGCTATTGCGATGTATATCGACTACAACAGTCCTGAACGAGTGCTTGAAGAAATCAAAGCGCAAGGTATTCCGATCAATCCAGAAGATGCTAAACGTTACATTGCTGAATACGATGAACGGAGGCAACAAGCTTGACAAAAAAACTTTATGACCCTAGCAATCCTGAACCACATGTCATGTATGGACTATATACGAAGCCGGAACTCATCAAGTCTGAATGGATTGATCCTAAATGGTTTAACAGCCAGCAATACGCTGCAGTAGTTGCCTACATGAACAAGTTGCCAGGTGACGTCGATACGCTGGAATTGCAGGATGGTTTCGATACAGCTCATCCCGGCGTGATGTCAGCAGCAGATTGGCAATACATTATGACCAGTGATTTTGGCACCTCACGTTTTGACTGGTGGGTTGGCAAGCTAAAGCGGGACTATTTCCGTAGTCAGCTCATTAAAGCAGCACAAGCGTACTCGGAAGAACCAAGTGAGGACAATCTTACCGCGATGATGGTTGCCTCACAGAATGCTACTGCTGCCAGTCAGACGGTAACTGAAAGTACCATTGCTGATTTGGCAGCAGACATGGAAGACAAAATGATACACGGTGCCGCTGACAATGGGATTAAAACGTACTTCACTCTTAACAATATTCTGGGTGGTGGCTTGATGCCGGGACGTTTGTTGACGATTGGTGCGCGCCCTGGTATCGGTAAATCAGCATTCGCGGTTAATCTCATCGTTGAGGCTTTGAAACAGCAACCGGAATTGACAGTTGATATGTTTTCGCTTGAAATGTCAAATGCAGAAAACTACAACCGCTTGTTGGCCTGCAAGACTGGCATCAGTGCTGGTAAATTCATCAACCCGCAGAAAAGTCTAAGCGATGCTGAGAAGGTTGAGGTTGAAAAGGCGGGAAACGTCCTTAAAGACTATCGCTTGCAGCTTTACGACAAGCAGGTGGAATTACCACAGATCGTCAAAACAATGCGTCAGCGAGCCGCAGAAGCGGAAAAAGGCTATCTTGCCATCGTGGATTACCTTGGATTGATCGGTGTTCGTGGACAGCCTGATCGCCGCCTGCAAATAGAAGAGATCACGCGGCAGTTTAAAGTGCTGACCAACGAGCTTGGTATCCCGATTGTCTTGCTTAGTCAATTATCACGAGGTGTTGAGAATCGTCAGGACAAGCAACCGGTACTGTCAGACTTACGAGAGTCGGGATCAATTGAACAAGATAGCAATGCGGTTGGATTCCTTTGGAACAGTGATCGGCAGAACGAAAAATCAGATATCCGTACTGTGACTTTAACAATTGCAAAAAATCGTGAAGGAGCACTTGGTAGCATTGATTTTAATTTCTTCGCACCAAAGCTGCAGTTTAAGGTGGCGTATTGAAATGGCTTATCCAACTATGACACTTAAAGAGTTCAATGCGTATATGCAGGAGGGGCATTATCAATACTCGCTGTTCGTTATTCTGCAGCTTGATGAAGCCACGGAATATCTAAAAAAGGCGCAACAAGCCGATACTGCTATGAAGAAGTTTTGGTACAAATGGGCGTACGTGACATTGGTCGATGCGTTAGAGACGGCTGAGTCAGAATATTATGGAGAAACTAGTGCATATTTACCGACAAAAGAAACCGATCCAGTAACGCGAGCATACTGCCAAAACACATACGACATTTGGCGGGGATATCTGAAGAAGCTAAATGTGAACTTACCGAAGCAAAAATTTTGAGGAGGCAAAAGCATGATTGAGCATAAGGACGTGAAGCCAGCGTGATAAGGCTAACGATACCTGGTAACCCAGTCCCACAAGGACGGCCGAGGTTCACGCGAATGGGTCATGCTTACGACCCGACTAAATCAAGAAACTACAAGCAGCACGTTAAGAGCGTGGCGTCAGAACTAAATATTGAGCCTCTAAGCGGCCCAATAAGGGTGGCAATGGAAATATACCGTCCGCTCCAAAAGTCTGGAAGTAAGGCCTTAATAAGGCGAAAAAAAAGAAGGCAAAGTTAGGCCAACAGTTAAGCCGGATGTAGACAACTACTACAAGTCTGTATCAGATGCGCTTACCGGCATTTTGTGGGAAGACGACAACCAAATAGTCGAAATCCATGTTGGCAAATGGTACAGCGATCAACCACGTGTTGAGATTGAAGCAGAAGAGATCGATTAAGGAGGTGTGATTGAGTTGGCAAGAATTGATCTAACTGGGCAGAGATTTGGCCGATTGGTCGCAATCAAAGATGCTGGGTATGTGGATCACGGACATCGTGTTTGGGAGTGTAAATGTGACTGTGGAAATACCGTGTTCGTTCGAGCGGGCTCTCTAAAATCAGGATATACCAAATCTTGTGGTTGTCTCCAAGCCAGTATTTCCCGTGAGAACCTGGAAAAAGCTCATAAGTGGAGTCGAACCCACGATTTAAAGGAACATACAAAATTATCAGCGTTGAACGACAAAATATCATCAGCAAATAAAAGCGGTGTAAAAGGTGTTTATTGGAAAGGGCCAAGGCAATTGTGGATAGCGCGTCTATATTTTAAGGGCGTCCTTGTTTTGGACTCTGGATTCGCAAAGAAAGAGGACGCCATTAAAGCACGGCGCGATGCTGAAGAAAAATATTTCAAGCCAATTTTGGAAAAGTATCATCGTGATAAAGAGTGAAATGAGGCACACAAATGTACGCAGTAGCAGGTTTAAACACAGGAACCGAGTATTACCGAGCCAAGTATCAATCTAGGTGTGTCCGCTGGATAAACGAGAACATGTCCAAGCACAAGAAGGCACGCAACACCCGTGGTGATGACATTAAAGTCGATATTCCGGAACCACTGATTATCAGGAAAGTAGAGGACGAAACCTGACTACTCACGATTGCACGCTATGACTATCACACAGGACTATTCACGGAAGAACAACTTTAAAAATTAAGGAGAAAAAATCATGAATAAAAAATTGACATTTACAGTAACTGTTTTAGCAGGACTTATGTTCGGGGCCGGTGCAACCACCATTGCCGACAATGTTTGGCAAGGTCACCAGAACATCGTGGAGACTAAAAACAATATCGACAAATTGACGGCAAAGATCAACGCTTCACAATCTAGCTTGTCCGATTTGCAACATCAGTTGTCTGACGCGCAGGCACAGTATGCGGCCCTAAAACAGCAATACGACAACGACATGGCAAGCAAAGATGCCCAGATTCAGCAAAAGATCGTTGAAGGCCAGCAAGCAGTCGCTCAGAAACAGGCTGAGGTAGATGCTAAGCAGAAGACCATCAATGACCTTACATCTAAGTTAGAAGCCGCCAAACAGGCAAACAATGACTTATCACAGGCCATCAAAGACGCACAGAGCATCAAGGACTATTCCGATCAGGCTGTGAAGTCAGCACAGACACATTAGGGGTCCAATTAATGAGATCGCTAGAGTTGTTTGCAGGAATCGGTGGCATCGCATTGGCTGAACAAATGGCTGGAATTGAAGTGGGCGGTTTGTGTGAGTACGCAGACTACCCGCGCGCGATTTTACAGAAGCACTGGCCAGATGTGCCACTTTTTAAGGACGTGACAAAACTTGATCGAGAAGAACTCACAAATGCAGGAATCAGCCCTGACTCAATTGACATTGTTTCCGGAGGATTCCCTTGCCAGCCTTTCAGTATTGCCGGGAAGCGAAAAGGCACGGAAGATGACCGCGACCTCTGGCCGGAGATGTTTAGAATTATCAAGCAAATCTGGCCCACTTGGGTTGTTGGAGAAAATGTTGCTAACTTCGCAAACATGGAACTCGACAGAACGCTTTCTGATTTGGAAAGTGCGGGCTACCAAGCGCGGTCATTTGTACTTCCAGCTTTGGCCGTTGGCGCCCCACATCAAAGGCTTAGGACATTCATTGTTGCCCACGCCGACAGCAAGCGATGGGTTCGCGTGGAAAAAGGTAAACAAAGCGGACGTGATCGGAAGCTTGCACCGTGGACTAATGCCGAAGAAGGGCAAACGGCACGCTGGAACAATGCGCGACACATACTTGCTTCAGGCGCTCGAGTACTCGCCAGTACAAGCCGCAGAATTCCAAGAAACGATGATGGGATTTCCGAAGGGGTGGACAGACTTAAAGCGTTAGGCAATGCGGTAGTGCCACAGCAAATACTGCCAATATTTAAAGCAATCGTTCAAATTGAGGAGGCCGACTAATGAAAACAGGAGACAACACGTTCGATGACATCTACATCAGCAAAGCAACTGGCAAGGTTGTAGGCGTCAAGTATGAAGATGTGGACTACAAACTAGTGCCATTAAATAAATGCGATATCCCACTGGGACAATTGGCCAATCATATTAATAACTATGTATATCGAAAAGAGGACGAAAAATGAGCGAAGAAAAACTGTACGCGGTTAAGAACGATGAAGGAAAATACTGGGAATTTTTTGATAATTCCGGTTTCTGGACATTAGATATCTCAGATTCCCCTATAACGCCTAGCAAGTATCAGGCTGAACAAGTGGCTAATGAGCACGGTGGCCATGTTGTCACGCTCGTTGAGGAACCTGAAAAGGTGGCCGTCAGTCCGAACGAGGCACAAGCGATCGAATCGTTGCTTAATGCGAATACGTATGTGGACGTCTATGATCCATTTAAATATCTATTCACTTCAAGATATAAAAAAGACATCAAGAGATTGATTGAAGCGATCAAGAACGGCTACACCGTGGCAAAGGAGAAGAAGTACATCGTCAAGGTGCCACATACGGACGATAGCTATTTCTATAAGGTTGACGATGAATATTGCAACGCGGGTGACTCTTACTACCTAGAAGGCATTACCGACAAGAAATGGTTCACTGACGCCGAGATTGAGCACTACGGACTGGGCGACTGCGAGAAAGTCTGGTGTGATAGCGATGACGAATAAAGCCGACATAGACGCTGCGCAAAAGGCCATCGATGCCGCGAACAATGCGATCAACAAACTTGATCTGTGTGGCCTGTATGATTGCGCGTGGCAGGCGAACAACAACTATAAACGCATCATCGATTACAACAAGGAACAGTTGGAGGTGACTGACGATGATGATTAAGCTAGACAGCGGTGACTATGTAAACACTGATTTTATTGAACGATTGTGGATGATTAATGAACATGACGGCTTCATCAGGTTTGTTAACGCTCCAGACGTCCCTATCAGTGAAAACGATCGTGGCCTTATTCTAAAGGCCATGAAGCCAAAGATCATGCTTACTTTAGGTGAATCTGGGAAACTTGAGCCGACTATTTATCATGAAGGCGGAATAGATTATGGTGCCATGGCATTTTCACCATTAATTAATGGCCAAGAGGTGACTGACGATGAGCAATGAGACGAAGCAAGACGTGTTCAACGCATTAATGGCTGACATGTCACACGGTTCAGAACAATGGCGTGCCAGATATGACGCCGCGTTTCCAGATAATCTGCCGGTTATTCCGAAAGCGGTAGGCGATGTGATTGTAAAACTCAAACACAAAAAATTCTCTCTATCCGGAGCGATGAGCTACGCCGCAGTAGTTTCTTTATCTCCATGGATGACGTTTGAACATGAGGACACCTTCGCCCTTGCATGGGTGCTAGGTGCTTGGAAAGTAGAGGAAACCGGCGAAATCGTGAAATTGGAGGCGGAGAAATGAAACGAGAGATTAAGTTCAGAGCGTGGGATAAGGAAAATGAGTGTTACTTGTATGACATACAAAGAGCATACGACATGCTGAGTGGCTGTGTTAAGTATGACGATGGTGAGGATGCTGTTTATGACGAAGAGTGCTTTGCCGGATTCTTGGATAATGAGCAATACATTATCGAACAATTTACCGGCCTGCACGACAAGAACGGACGAGAGATCTACGAGTCAGATATTCTGAAAGTCACAGGAGAAGACGGTGAATCATATGTAGCAACTGTAAAATGGTTTGGCGATGAGGGATACCCAGCATTTGATTTGGCAGGCATACCGGCATCATGGAGTTATGACGCAAATGCACTTGCAACCATTTTCCAAAGTGGCGTTGAGACGTGTGAGGTCATCGGGAACATCTTTGAAGACAAACAGCTACTGGAGAGAAAGCGATGAAAATAAGGCCTTACCGTTTCATGTCATGGATTGGTTTCATGTTAGCTCTGGCGTCTTCATTTTTACCTGCAAAATATATGAATTTTGGAGTTTACAAAACATTTACTGGTTTGACACTGATAGCAGTCTTGTTTGCACTTTGGGACATTTCGGATGCAATCAGAGAGAAGCAGAAATGAAACAGATGATTGCCGTTATATTGCTCATCGCGGGTGTTGCAATATGGATGTGGGCTAACTGGAAAAGAGGAAAATGATTGTAAACAAAAAGCGCGTCTGGTGAAGGACGCGCCGGAGGCCAGACGTACGATTGAGAGTGAATTAAATAAAAGATTAGGATTTGGCCTCCGTATACAGTATACCAAAAAGCGCGTCACATAAGCAACGCGCGGGAGATGCTTGAATCAGATTGTTCCCCAACTTATAAGGTTAACACGCATAAGAAAGCATCTCCAAAGGTAGTATAGCAAAAGTCGCCCCGGATTAACAGGACGACTCAGTCTATCAAATCGAATTATTTGAACAGCAAGTATATCACAAAAAACAAAAGCGCACCATTACGGCACGCCGTTTCCCCAAACTTTTACAAATTTAATTATACCATAAGGAGTGGACGCAGTGGTGCGAGCAACGAGATATTTTAGCCCAATTGATCATGACAAAACAATTGAAAACGCCAAAGAGGTCTTGGGGAACTACTGGCATCACAAGCGGCTCGCTCAACGCACCAAAATAGCGCTCAGAAGCCCCTTGATGGACGGCATGCCCAAGTCACCCAGCTATGGAAATAAAGCCGAGGACAAACTCGTATCACACGCTGACGAGCTGTACTATATAGCGTGCTGTGAAGGTGCCATTGAATCTCTAGAGAATGAAAACTACCGGATCATTTTAGTTGAGAGCTATCTGACTCCAAAGACGACACGTAAATCCAGCCTTCAGTTAGCCGACCACTTGCATGTTGACCGAACGACCCTTTGGCGACAAACACAAGAAGCTCTCTATGCTTTTGCTGAAATATGTCCGCTAGTGAAACTAGTTGCAACATCCGTGCAACAATGATGCAACAAAAAACACGCTTTTCCGCCTTATGATGGTATTGTGCCAAAGGTGAGAAACCTGAGACACCGCATTTTTCCTCCGAGCCTCAGTGATGATAAAGCTGTGGCAAGGCGTGGCAATGAGGACTGGCTGAGATAGTCAGGCGGGTTCGATTCCCGCATGCCACATATCACCCGTGAAGGTCTGTGACGGAGTAGCTACCGTCACTACGTACCAATACGCCTACCATGACGATGAGTAGCAGGGTGAACTTATATGCCTCCTTAGAGGCTGAGCTGCCCGGTTGAGCGGGACCAGCCACGGCAGGTCGTGGCACAGTTCTTTGTCCAGTTTAGCGACCGGACACAGATTGCGATGACCCCATCTGACACTGGGAGAGCGAGCAATACAAAACGGTAGCAAGACACGGCTACTATGTCCCGCCAGAGACTTGTCTGTGCGTTAGCGGCCTAGCGCGGTATCTAGGATTCGTGTCGTGTCGCTGTGGCGGAATAGGTAGACGCCAACCAGTACATGCGCATGCTTAAGAGGGGCTGGCAATGGCTCATGTCGGGTGCAAATCCCGACCAGCGATATTACCGGTAAAGCCCAGCGTGCTTGCTAGCGCGGACTAGTGGGCGAGTATAAAGCGTGGTCACATGCCTTGCACTTCAAGACAATGTGGGAACCACCGTAACCGAGGGCTCAGAAACCATCGCCTCGGATAGCAGAAACAGGAGCAACCGATTGAGATCGGCTCACCGACTATAGTTCGCGCGTGCGTCGGTGTCGCGGGTTCAAATCCCGCCGGTTGCATACAAAGTTGACTCAACTGCGGCGAAAACCTCCGCTGCAGAAATGCTCCATATGGATACGGGATATGGGGAAAGCAGCAGACGTGCTCATGATGGCGCTATTTTAGGTCTCGGCCATCAATTATGCGATCAGCAGACAAGGGAAGGCATTGATACCGGTTACTCAATGCTGAAACAGGAAGGTGCAACTCCGTCCGCTCGCTTTGGAGCCTGTCACTCCAAAAACATTAGATATCACCTCAATGTAGTATTCCAGTTCACGCTGGAGTACTATTTTTTTGAGGTGATTAGGAATGAGCTTTATTTCTGGATTTTTGACTAAAGACTTTTGCTCAATTGTGGCAGATGGAAGAATGTCTCAAGGAACAAAAACGGTTGGGGAAAACTATAAAAAATTTATGTTAGCCGAATCAAACATTTTGATCGCAACTACAGGAAACGCTCAAGTTGCTGACATAATAAAGGACTTCATAAAGCGATTACATGTTCAAAGCAACGGAGCTCAGTTAAACTGGCAACTTTACGTAAATGTGATCCAACAGTTTGTTAAGGAAACGTTAAAGGGAGCAAAAGACATAGATGGAAATTGTGTAAATCAAATTGTTGTTATTTGCGGAGTGAATGGTAACAAAATCATGGCTTTGGCATTTGGACAAACTGACGCAGGTTATATTCAACGTGAGTACTTGCCTGAGGAAAATGAGCCAAAGTTCTTTACTATGACTCCTCCAGGTGTGAATCCAGATGCCGTCACTAAGGAGTTCATATCGATTACCAACAAAATCGAGATTAGCACATATAGTGACATAGTTATAGCTCAAAGCAAATTGCAAGATTATGTGGCAGGAATCGATTCGGGAAAATCAGTTAATACACATAAGATGGGGGCGAGGATAGACGGAATCAACGGAAGATTTAAAGAATGGTCCTCTGGTAATTGAACTACCCGAGTTTTTAGACTCGGCCGGGGATCAATGCCCACAGATTTCGGGTGGGAAAGTTGATATTATTTGGCATTGACGCTTCGGCGTCTTTTTATTTACACAAGCACTCCGCCAAACGGTGAGGTGCTATTTTTGTGCAACAAAAAGGCCCTCTGAGCGATTAACTGAGGGCCTAGCTACCGGTGTTTACTGAGGTGAAACAACGGTACCGAAAAAGAGTATAACACATGTAGCAATAAATCGGATTAAAAAAGCCCTCAGAGACCAGTCCAAGGGCCAAAAGAATGAAAAAACGGAATACTTGTGTGAGCAGCAGCGGTTGACTTGGAGGAGAAAGGCCACTGCTCACATATATATATTAGCACATTCCTTATAGAAGATACTAAAATAGCCCTCGGTTGGGGGCCGAGAGCCTAAAGAAAGGGTATTACAAAGGAGTGAAAATGAGTATCTGTTGGGAACAATTTAATTCTAACTCATCGAAATTTTTTAAGCAACAAAAAAGCTTTCGGGGCCTAATCCGAGGGCTTAAGAACTCGGGAAGTTCTTCATGAGAATGTGAGCAGCGTCATCAAACTGCTCACGGACATTATATTTTCGGAGGCGAGTAGATGCAGTGGACAGATGAACAAATCAGTGACATTAGGAAGCTCGCCTCTGAAGGCTTTACCAGACGAGAAACGGCCGACAAACTCGGAATTAGCTATGATGCGCTTCAGGGAAAAGCAAGACGGCTTGGCATCGAGTTCCAAAAACCAGCAAAGAATGAATACGATTCAGCAAAAACAGATAGAAAGAGCCAACCAGCTGACAGAAAAGTGGCTCTTAATGCTGATGGTAGTCAAACAGTCACGGCCTTAATGAGACTCAAGCATGAGCCAAATAAAGATCCACGAACTTTGATGGAGTTGTGTGGATACGATCCTGATAAGTTCGAGATGGTATTAGGCGACTACAAAGTGTATGAGCAGCATAGTACTGAAGACGGCACAGTTCCGCAGTACAGCATTCATATTCGCGTAAAGCCGAAACAAGGCTTATCAATAAGTGAAATGGCTGAAGCGTTCAACGACAAAATCATTCCGGTCAATTACGGCATGAAGAAATCGGGCGATCGTAACTTAGTCATCCCATTGCCTGACCTGCATTTTGGCTGGACAACATTCGCCGATCTAAAAGACATGGTGAGTCAACTTAGAGAGATAATCATGGACGGCTACAACGAGATTGTGATCGAGCAATTGGGAGATCTGTTCCATAGTGACCAGATTCATGCAACACAAACGGTTAGAGGGACACAGCTAGATCACGCAAACATGCGTCAGGCATTCCATGATGCAGTGAAGCTGTTTGATCAAATTGTTCCGCTGGCAATTGAATATAGCAATCGCGTCTCAATCAAGAGCGTGTTCGGTAACCATTCAGGTGATCTCGAATACGCTTTTCTTTATGCGCTGATAGATCGCTATCCACAAGTGCGCGTTGATCTCAATGACAGCAATCCGGCAACCGACTGGCGCTGTGCATACTTGCTAGGGCATGTTGGCATTATGCTCGCCCACGGAGATGTAGCCAAGGACAAGCTGACAGGACTTTTTCCATTTGAGTACAAAAAGATATTCAATATGGCAAAAACATACGAACTTCACTCAGGTCACTATCATAGCGAGCGGTTTAAAGATGATCGTGGCATTATGTGGCGCCAGCTTGGAACAGCAAAGCCAAATGATCCCTATGAGATTAAGAATGGCTTCACCACGGGCAAACATCTGCTGTATGCGTTCGTTTATGACGATGAAAGGCTACGGTGCACTTATGAACTCAACTGAAGTTTGGAAAGATATTGAAGATTACAAAGGACTATATCAGGTTAGCAATCTTGGCCGAGTAAGGAGTCTTGACCGTGTGGATATGCGAGGAAACCACTTAAAAGGGAAAGTGCTCGCTTTCAATTTAGCAGGTGCTGGGTATATTCAGGTTGGCCTACATCGAGATGGAAAAGTTGAGCAAAAACTCGTTCACCGTCTTGTGAGTGAAGCATTTCTGCCGAACCCCGACAACTTGCCCGAAGTCAACCACAAAGACGAAGACAAGACAAACAACAATGTATCTAATCTGGAATGGTGCACAAGACTTTACAATATGACATATGGTACTTTAATTGAACGCATGGCAAAGGCGAACGGAAGTCCGGTTTATGTAATCACTAGCTCAGGACACCGGTACTACTTCGACAGTATTAAGAAAGCCTCGAGACTTCTCGGACTGAAGGACACTGGAGTACATGCTTGCCTTTGTGGCAGGCAAAAACATCACCACGGCTATACATTCGAGTTGGCGGTGTAAGCTATGTCGGGTATGAAACGAGTAAGTTATGGATACGTTAGCCGCACAGAGCAAGCAATTATTGAAGAACTAACGAGGGAAGAACGAAGAAAAATGCAGGCAATTGTCTATGTTAAACCCGGCTGTCAGAAGTGCCGGCGTACGGTGGCTAAGCTATCGAAAGCGATGAGAGTTCAAACAGTGACAGCTGACGAGTGCGATATTGAACGTTTCCGTAAATGTGGCTATCAATCGTTCCCAGTAGTAACGGTATATAAAGCGAACGGTACCCACGAAACGTGGTGCGACTTGCAAGTTGACAAGATTAAACAATACACGGAGGCAATTTAGCATGTGCAATTTCCTATTACTGCTCACACTAATATTCGTGCTGGCCAAGCTATTCGGTTTGATTGCATGGAGTTGGCTGCTAGTATTCATGCCGCTAATAGTAATGATTGCTGTGATGACACTGCTTATCGGATTGGCAATCGTCATCGGATTACATGAGGAGTGACACACATGCCTAGAGTACATCGCTGCCGTGCACTTGGCTGCCACAACGTTGTGGAGTGGCCGGCACGCTACTGCGCGCAGCACAAGTCATTTGAAGCTGCAGCAGACGAAAAGAAGCGCGACTATTGGAAGTACAACCACATCACACGCAATCGTTCAGTCAGCAAGCGTGAACAGTACAAGTTTTACAAAACACAACAATGGAAGCACCTTCGTCAACTGGTGCTTGATCGAGATTACTATCTATGCCAATACTGCAAAGCACGTGGAAGACTGACACAAGGGAACATCGTTGATCATGTGGTGCCAATCGAAGCTGATGCTAACGGCATGAGTGATGCGTCTAACCTTGTCACGTGCTGCAAGGCCTGCCACCAAGCCAAGACAGCTTGGGAGAAAACGTACTATGGCACTGGTCAATCCAACGCGCTCAAGGGATCGCGGCATTTGCGTGACGTAAAACGGATAGTTGAATTGATTGACCGCCAGCAGCGAGAATGACAAACGCGAATTTTTTTTGGACGCCCCCCCCTTACTGGCTCTAGTCGGGGAGCGCACACCAGCTGTTGTCTTGTGGCAAAATCAAATTTTCAAAAATTTTACCTAGGGGGGGTCAGCCCGAAGTTAGGAGGTGGGTGAGATCGTCAAAAAAGCTTATAAAGACCAACACAACGGCAATTTTCCGACCACACCGCCAACTTATTTAGGTCGAATCGCTAAAGCAATGTGGCGCCGTGTTCTACCTGTTTTAGAGCAACAATCAGCGATTGAACGCATCGATGCTAATTTGGTTGAAAACTACTGCAGTGCCTATGAGATTTACCGAGAAGCATACGAGTCGATCAAAAAGGATGGTGTTCAGCAAGCCATATACAGGAGTGTTCAAAATAGTGCGGGAGACGTTGTTGGAAAAGACTTCATGGGATATAAGCGCAATCCCGCCACAGCCATATATAATGACGCTTCTAAGCAAATGACTGCGATTGGCATTCAACTGGGGCTGTCACCTAAGAGCCGTGCAGATCTTGCAACAATTAAGCCGCCTGACAAGAAGCCTGATGTAGTCGCCGAGATGAAGAAGTTCTTAGGAGGCGATGTTAGGTGAACCGAGTTGACTTAACACAATCCCATGACGTTATTGGGGCTTATCAGCGTGGAAATTTTGAAGAAGTTATTAGTACCTTTAGGGACCCGGGGACAGCTTATGCATTAAGCGTTCTTAGCGGTGAACAGCAAGCCGGATATCTAATTAAACTTGCGGCCTTCAGGCACATACAAGACCTAAAGCGTTCGCTAGAAGGTGACCATAGCTTCCCGTTCAATTACGACTTAAACAAGGTTAGCAACATTTTAAACTTCGCCGCTATTTGCCCGGATGTCGATACCGGAGAGCCTACCAAGCTTATGCCTTGGCAGGCTTTTATATTGTCTCAACTTATCGGCTGGCGTAATCAAGATGGTGGTAAACGGTTCAGTCGTGCCATTGTTAGTGTTGCACGTGGTCAAGGCAAGACGTACATGATGTCGATCATTGCGTGTTACTCATATTTAGTTGAATCGCTGGGATTGTCTAACCAAGATTTCTTAGTAGCATCGATTAATTACAAGCAAACCGGGAAAATATATGGGTACATCAAAGGAATGATGAAAAAGATCATTGCTAATGAGCCTTTTAGGTCGCTTGCGGCTGAGGTTGGCTTGGATACCCATAGTATTCAGTCAGACCAGATCCTTATGCGTAACAACAATAACGTGTTACGCCCAATAAGCCATGAATCGGGCCAATATGATAGCTATCATTTTACGACAGCCATTTTTGATGAAATCGGAGAAGTCGAAAGCCGCGATAAGATATCAAAAATCATATCTGGACAAGTCAAAGTGAAGAATCGCCAGTTCATCCAGATTTCAACAGCTTATCCTAAGCCCGGAGTACCGTTTCATGAAGATCAGAAAATGATACAGCAGGCCATGGAACAGGATTACAAACGAGATGCTGATACGTACTTAGGACTTATTTGGGCGCAAGACAGTCTTAATGAGACGTTCAAGCCCGAAACTTGGGTTAAGAGTAATCCACTATTGGATTTGCCTGATCAAAGAGAAGTGTTAATGCAAGGCTTGGTGGACAAACGTGACAGTGACATGCTCTCAAACAATATTGGAGATTTTCAGAACAAGAATCTGAATATGTGGCTTCAAGAATCATCAGATAGTTACTTGAAACTAGCAGACGTTGAACACGCAATCATTCCTAGCTTTGAAATTGATGGTCGTGATGTTTATATCGGATTTGACTATTCGATGTTCAGCGATAACACTGCGCTTGCTTTTGTTTTTCCTTATGAGGATAGCGATGGAAAACACTGGTACATTGCTCAACATTCGTTTATTCCTTGGCAAAAAGCTGGATCAATTGAAGCCAAGGAAAAGCAAGACGGTATTGCCTACCGAGAGTTGGCAAAAGAAGGCTTTTGCACAATCACTAGCCATCCGCAAGGAATCATCAATGATGATCAGGTGTATACGTGGCTGATTGATTTTGTTGAGAAGCACCGGTTGAACGTCATGTGCTTTGGATACGATGCAAAGGGTGCTACCCGCATGGTTAAACAGTTAGAGCTTAATTCTGGCTGGAATCTTTTGCCGGTCAAGCAACGAACTGGAGAGCTGAAGGACCCGACTAAGTTTTTACAAACGATGTTTATTGAGAAATCGATCACTAGATTAGACGACAAAATCATGGAAAAAGCATTGCTTAATGCTCAAATTTATGAAGACAAGGTCGGAATTCAAGTCGATAAGGCCAAAGCAACGTTGAAAATCGATGTGGTTGATGCCTTAATTGACGCTCTTTATCAAGGCATGTATCACTTCGAGGATTATGGAATAGCGAATGACCGCACCAAAGAAGTTGAACTGATGACGCCCAAGAAGTTCAAAAAAATGATCGAAGACGGCCAGTTTGGGTTTGGAGGTGATGCCGTTGGTTGAACAATTTAGTAAAGCTTTGAAAGTGGTAGGACTGTTTCTATTTGCAAATATTGAGACGGTTCTTTTTTTATGTGGATTTGGTGTCCTAGTCTATGCTGCATTCTCAGTCAGTCTGTTAGTCGGGCAAGTGATTTTGGGAATGTTGTTGGTAGCAACAGCACTTGTGATTAGCAAAGCCAAGAAGGGAAGTGACTGATGGTGCTTTTTGGATTCTTAAACAACAAAGCAACTAATCGTGCTGCTCCAGAATATCAGAGCGTACTTGAGTCAGTTTTTGATGATAATTTGGCTGGGTTGGCAATTGACCCTACAAGCTATGTTCCGGCACGTAAGGCCTTACTCAACTCAGACCTTTATGCAACGATCTATCAATTGTCTGCTGACTTGGCAACCTGTTATATGCAAGCAGGACAGCCACGAACACAAACGATTCTTGATCATCCGTCAGCAACCACTAACCGGCAAGCATTTTGGCAGTCAATGGCGGCACAACTGCTACTTGATGGGAATGCCTATGCGTATATTTGGCGCAACCAGCTTACCGGTCAGCCGTTCGTCTTGAATATTTGCGCCCGTCTCAAGTATCTGTATTTCTTTTAAGCGATGGCACTGGACTCACTTACAACGTTTCTTTTGATGAACCAAGCATCTCTGTTATGAACAATGTGCCACAGTCAGACATGATTCATCTTAGACTGCTCGGCATTGGAAATGGTGGAGAGGTTGGCCGGTCACCGCTATTAGCTCTGCAAAACGAGCTGAACATCAAAAACAGTGCCAATGGGTTGACAATATCGGCACTGTCAAAGGCCATTACTTCGAACGGAACGTTGACTGCAAAGAATGGGTCGGCATTAAGTCTCAAAGAAAAGCAGGCATTGTCGGCAGGATTCATGACTCAAGCAACCTCGAATAAGGGTCCAGTCGTACTTGATGAGCTGACAACATATGCTCCGTTGGAACTAAACTCGGACGTCTCTAAGCTGCTCTCATCGACAGATTGGACAAGCAAGCAGATTGCGAAAGTCTACAACATTCCTGACAGCTACTTGAATGGTCAAGGTGACCAGCAGTCATCCTTATCGATGATTGAGGGTATGTATGCGAATAGTCTCAACCGATATGCACAGGCTATTGCCAGTGAGTTAAATGAGAAATTCTCGGCTGCTATTGAAATCGATATTCAGCCGGCCATTGATCAGGATCGGAGCAGCTATTTAGCAGCCGTTGGGGGTGCCGTAAAAAACGGTGCGCTTTCTGGCAACCAATCCGACTTCTTGCTTCGTCGTGTCGGTTTCTTGCCAGACGATGCGCCTAAATATACGCCTGCGGAGTCGGACCTTAAAGGAGGTGATACGAATGGCAGTAACGGTACCAATTAAGGGCGTTATCTCAAGTGAAGATGATGCCGACATTTATCAGTTCTTTGGTTACCAGACAGTTACCCCATCTGATTTATCAGACGGATTGTCAAAGGCAAGCGGACAGGACGTTGTTTTAGAGATTAATAGCCCGGGCGGTGATGTATTTGCTGGTAGCGAGATGGCAACGGCCATTAAGAACTATTCAGGTAGCATCATTACCAATATTGTTGGCCTTGCAGCGTCTGCAGCATCAGTGGTTGCCTTGGCAGGAGATAAAGTCGAGATGGCGCCAACGGCTCAACTGATGATTCACAGAGCATCAACGTCAGCAAACGGCAATGTTGATGCATTAAATTCAGCAGGCCAATCGTTAGACAGCATTGACCAGTCATTGGTTGACGTATATGTAGCAAAAACCGGTATGAGTCCTAGCGATGTGTACAACATGATGGTTAACGAGACATGGATCAATGCCAAAGAGGCAGTTGAGAAAGGCTTCGCTGATGATATCATGTTTGATACAGCACCAGCAGTTACAAATAGTGTTTTGCCACTAACAACTGACATGATTCACCGAGTTAAATCATTGATGGCAAAAGCAAACAGTCAGCAAAATAAACCAGCCACAAGCCAGCCTAAGGACGATGGAAAGAAAACCATTGATCCTAAGCTGGCTTTGTTGTTGGGTATTAAAAATAAGGAGGCCAAATAATGGCTAGTGTAAACGATTTAAACACCGCATGGATTTCAGCGGGACAAAAGGTAACTGATTTGCAAGACAAGTCGCAAAAGATGGCGGTTGCTTGGCATCTGATCCGTCTTCTTATACAGAAGATGACGTTAAGAAAGTAACTGATGATTTGAAGGCTGCTAAAACTGCTCGAGATTTCGCAAAGTCAGCGCTGGATGACGCTAAAGCTGAAGCGGAGGCAGAAAAGCCAACTGACATTACCGAAAAAAAGGTAAACATCATTCAGAAAACGTCTAAGGCTCAAGACTTTGTCCACAATTTTGTGGATTTGGCTACGGGCAAGAAACGGATTACGGATTTGGTAACTTCCGGCAATACTGACGGTGATAAGTCCAATGCGGGGTTGACGATCCCGCCTGATATTCAGACCAACATCAATCAACTAAAACGACAATACGCGTCTCTTGAACAATATGTGAATGTTGAAAATGTTTCTACCCCTACTGGGTCACGCGTGTATGAGCCTTTTGAAACAATCACACCACTGGCAAATCTTGATGATGAGAATACGGTTATTGGTGACAACGATGATCCACAGTTGAAACAAATCAAATACACTATTCATCGGTATGCCGGTATTTCTACCATGCCGAATACTTTGCTTAATGACAGCGATCAAAACATTCAAGCGTGGATTGAACAATTTGTTTCCCGTAAGGATGTTGTAACGCGCAATGGCGTCATCATTTCAGCAATGAACAACGCTCCTAAGAAGCCAACAATTGCCAAGTTTGACGACATCTTGGATATGATTTACACGGCTGTTGATCCGGCTATCCAGTCCACATCTGTTTTGATGACCAACGTTAGCGGGTTTGCACAGCTGGCAAAGGTTAAGGACGCCATGGGCCAGTATCTCATTCAGTCCAACGTTGTTCCTGACATGCCTTACAGCATTCGTGGTCATCAAGTGGTTGTCATCTCTGACCGTTGGCTGCCAAGCGCAGGCACCTCTGTTGCACCAGTTCATCCGTTATATTATGGCGATCTTTCTCAGGCTGCCACACTGTTTGACCGTCAACAGATGAGCTTGGTTGTTACCAATATCGGTGCTGGAGCGTTTGAACGTGACCAGACAAAGTTGCGTGTCATTGACCGCTTCGATGTGCAAGCAACTGATGCTGATGCCTTTGTGGCTGGATCGTTCTCCGCAATTGCTGACCAGCAAGCAAACTTTCCAGCAGCAAGCGCAGGCAAATAATCTAAGTGGTCGCCTATGAAAGAAACAGTTTGCTGATCAACTGGCAGGCGGCCAATAAAGGAGATGAAGTAATGGCTGATAATGACAGCTTTCAATCTGATATTGTTACTGACCTAATGGCAGAACTTAATCTTGATGATGCCGAAAAGACAACCATTACAAACTTAGTTGCTGGTGCTACAGGAGTAGTTACAAGTTCTGTGGGAGTTCTCGATGAATCCGATCCGATTGCAAAACTTGCCATTAAGACAATGGTTACACAGCAATATTATGATCGTGCTCTTGAAAACGGGCTGTCGCAAGGTGTTTTGATGATGTTGCTCCATTTGCAAGCCAATCAGCCAGTGAATTCGGATAGCGGTGATACTGATGGCAGCTAATTTCAAACCAAGTGATTTCAGCCGCAAAGTTGAGCTTGGCTCTCCACAATCACACAAGACTGGCGCTGGTATTAATATCACCAGCTTTGTACCAGCTTACAGCCTGCATTTCAAGCAGCAGAAACGGACACTCACACAGCAGTACACGCTTGTGGGCACACGCTTGGATAATTCAATCACAGTTATTGTCAGGCACGATATACGTAACGCAAGCCAACAGCAAGCAAGAATAGATGGCATCGTATATGACATTTCAGACATTAGTCCAGATGATTCAAACGATGCTATTCGTTATGACTATCTGACCCTAGTCAAAACAACTAAGGGGGCATAACCGTGGACATGGATGAGGCGCTTGGACAATGGCTTAAGCAAGTATCGAAAGCTGCTGAATTGTCTATCAGTGACCAAGAGAAGATTACCAAGGCTGGTGCTGATGTTTTTGCCAAGAAGCTCACGGAGGTCACAAAAGAAAAGCACCCGAATACAAAGGGTGATGGTGGCAAGTATGGTCATCTGAGCGAGGATATAAACAGCGGAGCAGGAGATATTGACGGTGATCATAATGGCAGCTCAACGGTTGGCTTTGGCAATAAAGCATTCATTGCAGGCTTCTTGAATGATGGCACCAAGTATATCCATGCAGACCATTTTGTTGATAATGCCCGTGACGATGCTAAAGATGCAGTATTTGCAGCTGAAGCGGCGAAATACCAAGAAATTATTGCCAAATCGAATGGTGGTGGGGATGAATGAGCGCCGTAGATGATGCAGTAACAGTGCTTAGCCAATCCAGTATTGCCGGTATTGATGCAGTTGAAGGCAACAATTTGCCGCAAGAATTAGTCAATAGTCTGAACAAAACTGTTGTGTTGATTACTGACGCTGCTAATGATCCGGCCGCATATGGTGACAATGATTTCTGGGCATTAAATCAGGAAGTAGAAGTACAGATCTGGTACTCGCAATTGCTTGATTCTGATCCCGAAACCATTGAGATAGCATGATGAAGGCTTTTACTCATCAACATTGGCAAGTAGCCGCGGTTAGACAACGTACATTAGACCCAGACACACAGCAGCTTTTCAACACATTTTATTTCAGTAGAACAAAGAATATTTAGGAGGACTTCAAATGGCAACAGTAGGTTTATATCAAATTCAACTGGCCTTGGTTGATGCAAAACAAAAGTTAATTTCTGGCACTGGGGCAGGATTAGGAACAGACGGTATCTATACTGTCGATCACAAAGACTTAGGTGCTAAAACTGCCAACATTACAGGATTAGCAGGCACCATTACTAAGATTTATGGCAACAACAACGTCCAAGACGTTACCGTTGGTACTTCAGAACCAACAGTGGCTTTGAATATTAACAACTTGAATTACCAAGTCAAACAGCAAATCAAAGGCTTTGTCAGTGATAAAAAGGGCGGTTATACGGATGAGAATTTGAAGGCTCATGTGGCCTTGCTTATTACCACCCAAACCATTGATCGGACGCACTTTGTTTACTATGGATTTGGTGATGGCATCATGACCGAAACCGCAGCTAACATTCAGACTGATGCGGCAGCAGAACAACGTGTAGATGACGCTTTGACTTACACAGCGCTTTCTACTATGGCCTTTAATAATCAGCCGTACAAGATTTATAGCGATCTTGATAGCAAGTTTGATAAAGCCACCATGTATAAAGAAGTGTTTGGCGGATATGTACTGTCACCCTCATTAGGCAAATAAGCCGGTGCTGACAGACGCAATCTGACGCAATTTCATAGCAACAACTGATGAATGGCTCACGAACGTGCGCTATTTTTTATGCTCAAAAGTCGCTTTCTGGTGAACTTGGTGGTGTCCGATTCACCACAGCGACCTTATCAAATACAAAGGATGGTATTACCGATGAAAATCAAAGTTAGCCAACTTGGCAACCGTGTACATGAAGTTAAAACCAGTAATCGTAACATGGAGAAGATGTACGACTTGCAATTAATGATGGCCAAAGCAGACGACATTGCCGACATGGAACCGATAGAAATTATTAAGATTCAACGCGATATGTTGCATGACTCAATTGATTTCTTGACTACAGTTTTAGGCCTTAACAAGCAAGAAACGGAAAAACTTGGGGATCTAGAATTTGCCGATACTATTCAGGCAGTTAATTACACCTTTGAACGCATGATGGGCATGAGTGATGAGGATATTGACTTAGCTGCCAAGAAGCAGGATGCCAGCAAAAGCAAAGATTAATCCAGCCGTCAAAGTTTATGAGCTTGAAAATCAGCTACAGGACTTTAGATGGATGAAAAAGCAGGCAGTCATGTATTTCCACTGGTCAATGCAGGATTTTGATGATGCTGATTATTTTGAAATGCTGGAAATGATGTCCGCCAAGGATAAGAAAGACCGGCCAGTTGATCCGGCAATTATGTGGAAGCAATACCAAGAGAAAGGGTGATTGAAGTGGCACAACAAATTAATGCAACAATGAGCACCAAGATTGCCCTTGATCTATTGTCGGCAAGCGAATCCGTCAAATCATTAACAGCGGTTGTTCGTTCTAGCCAAAATGCTTGGAAAGCTCAAGAGGCGGAGATGAAATCCGCTGGTGATGCAGTTGGCGCTGCTCAAGCCAAGTATGACGGCTTGGGTAAGTCTATTGAAGCACAGCAGTCTAAGATTGACGCTCTCAAAGCCAAACAAGCTGAGTTGAAGGGTAATACTGCCGATGTTGCTCAACAGTTTTTAAAGTATCAGCAGCAAATCGATGGCGCCGCTAAGCAACTTGCTAGTATGCAAGCTCAGCAAGATCGTGCCAAGCAAGCAATGGACTATCAAAAGTCTGGATTAGCTGGCTTACAGCAAGAATACACAGCAGCTGCACGGGCAAATCAAGCCTATGTTACTCGCTTAGAGGCTGAAGGCAATCAGCAAGAAGCCAACAAAGCCAAAATGGAAGGCTATAAGTCCTCCATTGCCAATCTGAATGAACAGTTGTCTAAACAGTCTGCTGAGTTGGACAAGATTGCCAGTGCTAGTGGCAAGGATTCAGACGCATGGCGAACACAGAAGACGCGTGTTGATGAAACGGCTACCAGTTTAGCAAAAGCCAAGTCTTCTATGACCGGTTTGCAAGCTGAAATGGACAAGGCTAATCCGTCTGTTTTCAACAGAGTTAAGGAAGCTATATCGGGAACAAACAAGCAAGCAGAAAAGACACCGGGTTTGCTTCACAAAATTGTTGAGGGTGGCTTAATCACCAATGCCATTACGAGCGGCTGGCAACGTCTAAGCTCAAGCATTACTGACACGGTAAAGTCTGGGCTTGAACTTAACGAGGCCGGAGAAAAGCTAAATATGACGTGGGAGAACATGGGTAAGTCAGCCAATGATATCCAGATTCTTTCCGGTCAAATGTCATATTTGCGCAGTGAGACTGGTGCAACCGGTGGCGAAGTTAACAAAATGCAAACCACCGTTGATACCATGACACATGGTGTCACAAGTAAAACTCTCGTCATTAGTGCTGGTATTGCTAGCATTGCCACTGCTTCGCACAAAGGCGGAGAAGGCATGGATTCCTTGTCTAAAGCGATGACACGTGTCGTTGCTTCAGGCAATTTAACAACAACCAACCTTGCCAAACTTGAAAAGCAGGCCCCTACGTTAGGCGCACAATTAGCCAAAGCTGCCGGAGTCAGTCAGGATTCATTTGCCAAAATGGTTGCTGACGGAAAAATCAATTCTGACGAATTCATGAACTTAGTTTATAAAGTTGGGACAACAAGCAAGAACACATTTGACCAATTCGGAAAAACTAGTGAAGGTGCGCTTGCACAGCTATCCGGTAGTTGGACATCAATCAAGGCTAAGATGGCAGCACCATTGCTTAATGTTAAGAATAGTGGCATGCAATCACTTGCTGGTATTTTGACATCATCTGTTGTTCAAAGTGCCGCTACTACACTAGGCAAAGGGCTGGCAACTATTGCCAATTGGGCTAAGAACGTTCTGGACTACGTTTCCGCACATAAAAAAGATGTTACTGGTATTGCCGAAGACATGTGGGACATTGCCAAAATTGCTGGCGAAGAAGTCTGGTCCCTGTTCAAAACTGCAATCAAAGATATTGCTGGTTGGCTAAACGTTGGTGGTTCCAATGCAAAGACGATGAAAGACCCGCTAAAAGCTATCCATGATGTGCTAGATGATATTGTCAAAAACAAATCTGGTATTCAAACTACCGTAAAAGTAATTGCAGGGCTTTGGATGACAAAAAAAGCACTGGAATTTGCAGCAGGATTGGGTCATGTGTACAGCGGTCTGAAAGCGCTGGGTGATACTAAACTAGCTCAATCAATCCTGTCCAACTTCAGCAAACTGAACATTGGCAGCAAGTTAGCTAAAATTGCAGTTCCCGTGGTGATTGCTTATGACGCGATTAGTGACATAAAGAATTTAACAAAGGCGTTTGGTAAGAATGGCACTGTGGGACAAAAGTTTTCTGCTGTTGGTGAGACATCTGGCAGCTTAATTGGCGGCGGTATCGGTTTCTTCTTTGGTGGCCCCGCGGGCGCCGCAATTGGTGCCACAATTGGCAAAGTGGCCGGTAAATGGGCCGGCGATGCCGCTAAAAAGTTTACAGATGGCTGGAATGCTAAAAAAAAGCCAGCTGATAGTTGGCTAGGTGGCCTTGGCTGGGATGCTCGTCAAATGACTAACAATGTAGTCAAATGGTGGGATGGCATCAACAAGTCAACAGATGCGGCACAAAAGAAACAGCAAAAGCAGCAAGAAGCGGCCAATAAGCAGGCGCAAAAAGACTGGAATGGATTTTGGAACGATGTTGGTAAGGGCTGGACTGGATTTTGGAATGATGTAAATAAGAAAAATTCAAATGCACAACAGCAACAGCAAAAGCAACAAGATGCCGCTAATAAGCAGATAAAGAAAGATTGGGACAGCTTTTGGAGTAATGCAAGCAAAGGTTGGAACAACTTTTGGTCAGATACTGTTAAAAATGCTCAGAACGGTATGAATAGCACAAAGTCAGGGATTGATAATGCCAATACCAGTATCCACAAAGGTTGGGATAGCTTCTGGTCAGACACTTCTAAAAATTGGAACGGGTTCTGGGGAAATGTTGGGAAAAACGCTCAAAATGGGATGTCAACAGTCCACGGTTGGATAAGTGATGGCAACAGCAAAATAGATTCCGGATGGCGTTCCCTGTGGTCAGGCCTCAAGTCTTTCTTCGGCAACATATGGGATGGCATTAAAGATGCTGCAGCAAATGGCATGAATGCAGTTATCAACGTTATCAATGGTGCTATTAGCGGTATCAACTGGGTTTGGGAGAAGTTCACTGGCAAAGACGCCCTGAGAAAACTATCACCTGTTCACTTTGCCACTGGTGGTACTGTCACCCAAAAGATGCACCTTGTCATGGTCAACGATGGTACTGGACCTGATTGGAAAGAACTTTACCAGCTACCAAATGGACAAATCGGTATGAGTCAACAGCGTAATGCCATAGGACTATTACCAGAAGGCACCCGTGTCTTTAATGGGAAAGAAACCAAAGCCATCATGAATATGGCTGGCGTTGAACACTATGACTTAGGTGGTGTCATTGGCGGTGTTGGCAAATTCTTTTCTGGTGCTTGGGACAAGTTGGAGGCCGTTGGTGATTGGCTTGCTAACCCAGTCGGGAAAGTAACCGATTTAATCAAGTCAAGTATTAGCGGAATTTCCGGCGGTGTTGAAATGTTTAGCAACTTAGCCGGTGGTGTTATTAACAAATTGACAGGCAGTGTTGTTGATTGGTTTAAAAAAGAACTGGCAAAGTTGCAAGACACACTAGGTGCTAATCCCGGTGGCTCAGGCGTGCAACGTTGGAAGCCATATGTCATCCAAGCTTTAAAGGCCAATGGATTTGATGCCTCAGCATACCAAGTTGCCGCATGGATGCGAGTTATTCAGCGTGAATCAAACGGGAATCCTAGGGCAATTAACCTGTGGGATAGCAACGCTAAAGCCGGTGTACCTTCAATGGGGCTTGTGCAAACCATTGGGCCAACGTTCAATGCGTTTAAGTTCCCCGGCCACGGCGATGTCTATAACGGCTATGATGACTTGTTAGCTGGTATTCACTATATGAAATCAATTTATGGCTCTGGAAGTTCTGCTTTTGCTCGTGTCAGTGGCCCTGAAGGTTACGCCAATGGTGGCTTGATCACACGGCCAATCCACGCGCTTGTTGGCGAGGATGGCCCAGAAACAATCTTGCCGTTAAGTAAAACAAGCCGTGCTTGGCAACTATTGGGACAGGCTGTTACCAACATCAATCACAACTTGGGTAATGGCGCGGTTGCTGAAAGTGAAAGTAGCAGTACCGATGATTTAGGAAAGAAGTTGGACAATATTGCTGATCTTCTCACGAAACTTAGCTTTGTTCTGCAAGTTGGTGACGACCAGTTTTATCCAAAAGTTGCACCAAAAGTTAAGCAGTACAACAACAGAACAGACAGGTTCAATGCTTATTGGAAAGGAGGAGCCGTTTAATTGAAACAAGCAGGCATGAAAATCACATATGCTGGAGTAGATATTACCCAGTGGATGTATGTGCAGATGGTCAAACGTGATGTAGGAACTAATCACGTCAACACAATGCAAAAGGTTGGGATTAGCGATGGTCAGATGTTGCAATACATGTCACGGGACGTCAAGACGATTGTGGTAACTGGTATCGTTATGAATGACGATTTGGTGCCACTGAGACGTTCCTTGGCTGCTGCTATTGATACGGACGAACCACAGCAACTAATCTTTGGTGATGAGCCGGATAAATATTATCTTGCCATCGTAGACAGCCAGCCTACCTTCACCGAAGGCTTTCGATCAGGGACAATCTCAATCAGCTTCATCTGTCCAGATGGTGGCATTGCGCACTCGGTAGCCACACAGACGTTTGACAATATGCCATACAAGGACGTTCCTGTTAATCTGCTGAAGGGAAGCGGCGAACCGCAAACAGTTGCGGCCCATGTGTGGGGAGACGATCCGCATTTATTGCTAGACACAAGTAGCCTAAAAATAGGCAATACTGTTTCTTTTCAAGTCAAAGCCAACGGGATTAAAGATACCAAGGTTTTTGTTGCTCTTAATAGCCAACAGATATCTCCCTTATTTTCAAATGGAATGGAGACTTTTACAATCACATGGACAAAAGAATTGTCCGAGTTGCCTTTGCCAATTAAATTTTCAGTTAAGCCATCAGCGCTAACAGATAAATACACTTGGAGTCAGGCTAAAGCAGCGATTGGCACCACAGCTTCTCCATGGTCGCCTAATCCAGCGGATCCTGAATACTATACCAATACCATCACGGTGCACAATGGTGGCACTTATCCTGTCGAGCCAGTTATTATGGCAACTATGCACGCTGACAATGGCTTTCTAGGATTTGCCAATAGTCAGGGTGGCGTTCTTCAATTTGGCAACCCTGAAGAAATTGATGGCTATACCAGCGAAGAAAGTGAAGTGGCCTTGAATTTGGCAGCCGTTAAAGGCTCGCACATGGATAATCAAGCGGCTTCCAATAATCTTTACTGGGGAGACAATCCAGCTACGCGGAACGAACAGATTGGTAATGCGATTTGGACAGAGGACAGGTACGATGGCTGGAAGGTTGAGCCTAATTGGCCCAGCATTACTGGCGACCACAAGTATTGGAATGGGCCTTCAATCAAACACAACCTTGCTCGGACACATAACGGTAACTTTAAGAGCAATCTGACTTGGGATGTCATGACACGTTTTCAAACTGGTGTCTCAAAGGTTGGTTCGCTCGAAACAACATTAGAAAGTGATGGTAAGCCAATCTTTCAGATGATACTGAAAGACAATAGTGCACTGTCTGATCAAATATGGTGGATGTGTTACTACAAAAATCAGCTAGTTGTCAATGAACAGTTGGATCGCAATATCTTCACTAACGACAAGTTCATTCAGCTGGAATTGCAGAAATTTGGTAATTCGGTTGTTTTTAGAGTGTCACCATGGGTTGGCAATCGAGGACGAGAGACGACTATTACCCGTCAATTCACTTTTGCGGACGCTGCTAGTGTCGAGACCAAGCAATTTTCAGCATGGTTTATGCGAGACAAGACATGGGGCGAATCGACTATGTATCTAATTGCGTCTACCGTTAAATGGCAGAACGTAAGCTGGTATACAGATATTAGGAATCGCTTCAGCAATGGCGATGTAATTACAATTGATGTGGCTAATACCAAAACTTATTTCAATGGCAATGAAGATCGCACCTTGCATACATTAGGCAACCAGTGGGACAAGTTTCTTTTGCCACCCGGAGATACCATCATTCAGCTCATGCCATCAAGCTGGGCACAACCATTTATGTGTGAAGTTGATTTGAAGGAGGCATGGCTGTAAATGGAATACTATTTCTCAGACCGAAAATTCAACATCATGGGTGTTGCACGCACAACTGGAAAAGGCGAATGGCTGGTTAGCGCTGATAGTGAAGTAAAAGCAACTGATGATAGGCCTGCCATTGCCTTGACCCTGACGATTCCATTTAAAACTGAGCAAGAGCAAGCTATTGATGAAATGGCGGCTGAAAACAATTTTGTCTTATATCAGGACGAAGAAGGCAATGGACATCAAATGGTCATTGCCAGTGTTACTCACGATACATTAGCGCATATTCATACAGTCGTTTGTACGGATGCAGGTAACGATCTGATGAATGAAGTGGTGGGTGCTTATAAAGATGACAAAGCTCATACTATCGCTGATTACATCACAAGGTTCACGAATGACTCCGGTTGGGAGATCGGTATTAATGAATTTCCTACAGACGTCAGAACACTTACATGGACAGATGAAGACACTTCACTCAGCCGCATTAAATCAGTCGCAAAAGATTTTGACGCAGTGCTTAGCTTTGGCTTTGTTTTTGTAGGTACGACTGCCGTAAAACGTGTTATCAATATCAGACATGAGGAAACTTCCGACAGTTTAATTTCTTTTGAGATGAACAAAGACATCAACAATATCGTAAAGACAGTTGATATCTACGACATGGAAACATCGGTGAAGGCCTATGGTGCTACACCTGACGGTTCAAACGATCCAATTAATTTGATAGGGTACAAGTGGACTGATCCAACCGGACAATTTGTACTTGACCAGTACGGATTCTTGCACGATACCATTGCCGTACAGAAGTATTCACGCTTGTTAAGCAACAGCAACCCTAACCCAACACAGTCTGACTGGAATCGGGTTAAAACGTTTGAGTCGACTACTCAAGCCACGTTATTGCAAGCAGCTTTGGCAGACTTGAAGAAGTATAACCATCCAAATGTCAACTATGAAGTTGATTTGGCAAATGCGCCCTATGTGCCATTGAATCAAACGGTACACATTGTTGACGAGAACCAGAATCTATTTCTTTCTGCAAAGGTGTTGTCAGTTGAACGCAGCCGCGCTGGTCATTATACCAAGCTCACTTTGGGGGATTACGCAAATGAGCAGCCTAATTTGTATTCAGCGCTTAAGGATATGGCAGTTAAGATTGAAAATATTCCCAAGGCCATTCAATTTTATCCATGGATTCGTTACGCCGATGACGATAAAGGCACCAATATGAGTGCCTTCCCAAGTGGCAAGAAGTACATGGCTATTGTTCCCAATGCCAAGTCATCCGTTCCAAGTGACAATCCGGCTGATTATGCTGGCAAGTGGGCACTGATTCAGGGCGCTGATGGTGCTAACGGTGTTCCGGGTGCAAAAGGCGCTGATGGCCGTACAAGCTATTTTCACACTGCTTGGGCGAATGATGTAAGCGGTCAAAGTGGGTTCACGGTATCCGGTGGTGATGGCAAAAAATATATTGGCACCTATAGCGACTTCACACAGGCCGACAGCACCAATCCGAGTGATTACAATTGGGCGCTTTTTAAAGGGGCTGATGGTGATGTGGGACCCAAAGGGCCTCAAGGTTTGCCCGGAGTCAAGGGTGCTGATGGTCGTACTGCCTATGCCCACTTTGCTTATGCAAACAGCCAAGACGGCCATGCCAACTTTTCAACCACTGATTCTAATCGCAAGTATATTGGCTTTTACAGTGACTTCACATCTGGTGACAGCACGAATCCAAGCAACTATAGCTGGTCACTGATTAAAGGCGCAGATGGCGCGGATGGTAAAGATGGGGTGCCAGGGAAACCGGGTGCTGATGGCAAGACACCGTACTTTCATATTGCCTATGCCGATAGCAGTAATGGTAGAACCAATTTCTCATTGGATACTCCCGGTTCTCGCAAGTACATTGGTAGTTATACAGATTTCACACAAGCTGACAGTACAAATCCAGCACTTTACTCTTGGCAACTGGTACAAGGGCCAAAAGGTGATACTGGTCCGCAAGGGTATCGGGGGCCTCAGGGTCCACAAGGGCCACAGGGGCCACAAGGTCCGCAAGGTGTTCCCGGAAGCAAGGATGTGCCATACACATACATTCAATTGGGCACGCCTGCTAGTCCCAAGAAAGGCGACCTATGGTGGCATGGAAAAACGCTTAATGATGCCACAGCATTGCAGTATTACAATGGGTCAACTTGGGTTGACCAAAGTATCCAGCAGGCAGTGCTTAGCATCAAAAAGCTGCAATCAATTGAGATTGACACTGCAACCATTAATTCGCCTGACATTAATGCACCATTTAGTCACACTGCTCTTAGCGATGCCAATTTAGGAAAGTTTAGCAGTGGCAACACTAGTATGCAGTATGGTCACGTGAATATCACAGGGAACGTTGAAAATGATCAAGGCAAAGCAGACGGACACATGTTGATTAGTGATTTGGGTCCATCAGGATTTATCAGTCGCGAACGCACACCTGACAATGCCGGAGATACCCAATATGCTAATTTGCAAGGCGGCAAGCTCAATCTTTCAACATTAATTAGCGCTGAAAATGCGGCCACCAAAAAATATGTGTTCAGCACATTCAAATCAACAGATAACGTGACGTATTATTGGAACAACACAACGGCATATCATAACATCGACTTCTCTTGGGGATACATTTATTATGCCCGCCGTGGGAACCTAGTGACGGTCTCTTTTGATCTGAATGCAATTGCTAATCAATATCAGTATTTGAGATTGGCAGATATCAGACCGGGATATCAACCATACCTGACAAATAAGATCGTTTGTGCTTGTCCTAGTTTTAGTTATGCTGGTGAATCAGCTACCATGTACTCAAGTACGCCAAGAGGTGGGACTGTAGGCTGGTATGGCGTTATCTCACGAGGTCAAGGTGGTTACGCAGGATCGGTTACCTATTTAACTCAGGATGACTATCCAACAGGTGATTCGTATTTTGGCTAGGAGGCAATTATGAAATTAAAAGTGTGGACGGATAGCAATAATCGGCTGCTTCATTGGGCATATGCTGATGAAAACAGACCAGTAGGGCCAACCGATGAAGGATTCGAGGTTATTGAAGTTGACGATGCTGTTGGTTTGTATGAGAACCACGCTAGCATTATTGACGGTCAAGTCGTTCCTGATGCTGACTATGACCCAGACGCTGACAGACCTAAGCCTGAGGCGTCACCAGAACAGCAAATGCTTGCTGCGCTTGCCCTTGACGTAGCGCAGATGAAGGCGGTGAAATAAGTGACTTATTATGATCAGTGTGTGCTGTTTTACAGTTGGGGAATTGATTTAACACCTTATGTACCGGTAATGATTACCCCAGATCAATACAAGCAAATTACAGGCAATGACTATGTCGCCAGCAAAAGCTAGCGGCTATTTTTGTGGAAGGAAGTGATGACAATGCTAAATAAAATCAGAGATCACCCGACACATACAGCGCTCGCCATTGGCATGGTTGCCATTGGCTTGTTTCTAATCATCAATGACCATTATTTCATCTGGCCCCCACATTACTCTGACTGGTTAAACGATGACATTGTGGGGTTTTTGTTTGTCACTGATGGGCTCGGGATTGGGGGTTGGGTGCTATGGGAAACACAGTTAGCAGTGACCAATCGTCTGTTGCTTACGGCTACCAGCTTTTTAATGTCGTTCTTGACAATACTGCAATTCCTGACCTCGATCTCAACTGGAATCTACTCAAATTGGATCAGCAATGCGATCATAACAGCCTTCGTGCTGATTCTGGCACGAAGGAGTGACAGCCGTGACAGCAGCGATAACTAAAATTATTGTCGATTCTACTCCATACATTGCAACCATCGTTCCAACGCTTATTGCTTATCTGACCTACCGCGAGGGTAAACGGAAGAACAGGCATGATGAGCTTGAGGACATGAACGACAGATTACGCGCAGATAATGATCGATTGAGACGTGAGAATGAACGTCTCAGAAAGGAAAAAAATCATGAATAATTGGACGGATCTTGTAGTATCACTTGCAGTAGCAGCAATCCCAATCATTGGGGCTTGGATCTCAAAACAATTGCTGGCTAGCAAACAAGCGCTCACCTTGGTAAAGGTATTAGGCCCATTGGCAAATGCTGCGGTAACAGCGGCAGAACAGCTTGGTGTGACAAAGGCGATTGACGGTGCGGTTAAGAAATCGACTGCCATTCAGGCTGTGAAAGACGGCTTAAAGTCGCTTGGCTTCACCAGCACAGACGAGCAGACAATTGCCAATGCAGTTGAGAAATCTTTTGCGGATTTGAAAGACAGCCTAGCAGAAACCTATCCACAAAAGACAGTCGATCAGGAAGTGTCTAATCAAGACAAAGTAGCTGCCGCAGCTCAGGCGGCCGCAGACGCAGTTAAGGCTCAACTGGCACCATCATCTGTTGCTCCACAGCAATAAGGAGGGCACCATGAAATTTAAAACTAAACTAATCACTTTGGTAGTCGCCTTCTTGGCGGCTATTTCTTTTGCCCTGCCAGCGCAGGTAAATGCGGCAAAGGGTGATCAGGGACCTGATTGGTCAAAGTATCAGGGAGCAAGTGGACGATATGGAACAGATCAAGACAAGTTCATCATCGCTCAGGTCGGCGGGACTTACGGTGGTACTTACATCGATCAGTGGACGTACGATAGCCAAATTGCTAGTGCCAAGGCGGCAGGGAAACGTGTGCATAGTTACATCTGGTATGGTGTTGGTGGAAGTAGCCAGTTGGGGTTAGAAGCACTTGACCGTTATATGCCTCGTATCAAAGCGCAAACACCAAAGGGAAGCATCGTTGCTTTGGACTACGAAGATGGTGCTTCTAGCAATGTGGCAGCTAATACGGATGCAATTTTAGCTGGCATGCGGCGCATTCGTTCAGAAGCTACACGCCCATGTATTACAGTTACAAGCCATATACATTGGCACACGTCGATTATCAGCGTATTCTGAAAGAATTTCCTAACAGCCTTTGGATCGCTGCTTACCGGGATTATCTACCAACTACCAAACCAGACTACGGTTATTTTCCAAGTATGGATGGGGTAGCTATTTGGCAGTACACGAGTGCATTTGGCCTGTCGCAAGGCCTTGATGGCAACATTGATTTACTTGGTGTGACCGATAATGGATACTCGAAGCAGCCAGAAACTCCGTCAGCACCTGTAACACCGGCACCAATCCAGTCAGCAGAATCAAACGTGGCCAGTGATTCCGACTATGCGCAAACTGGTGTTTTCAAGCCGTCCGCGACTGTTAACATCCGCACTGGTGCCGGCACTGGATATGCATCCGTTGGTAGCTATGTACCCGGTGAAAGCGTGATTTATGATCACGTATATATCCGTGGCACATATGTTTGGGCACGTTATCTCAGCTACTCCGGCAGGTATCATTATGTTGCCTTGGGCGTGAATGGTGGGGAGAGCTATGGTTCGCGCAGTTCAAATGCACAAACCTATGCGCACACGTACTACACAGTCCGCTCTGGTGACAGCTTCTGGAGCATTGCTAACAAGTACGAAATTAGCATGTACACGCTAGCCGCTAACAATGGCAAGTCAATCTACAGCCTGATCTATCCTGGCGAAAGCCTGTACATCAAGTAATGGGTTGCCGTTGAAACCAAAAAATTTAAATAAGGTGAGTGCATATGTCTAAAAAAATTGATCAAGCACGAGTTATTGAGCAAAGCTATGTGAGACGTGACTTAATGAGGGCCGTTTCAGAGTTGCTGGATTCCGCTTCAGACAAGCATTCAACTGATGAACTTATAGATGCTGTTGCCTCCGTTCAGTCTGTGACAATGGCCTTGGAGCATAAATCAGCCGTTTGCGGTCCTCCTGGTCTACGTGGCTGGGACGGAGAAGAATACTGATATATCCGGTAACAAAAATAGCCCTCTGCTCGCTAACGCGGGTGGAGGGCTTATTTTTGTGCACAAAATATGCACAAAATGTGGTTTCCTACTATTATATATGCGTTTGTTTTCGCCCTTACTCTCCGTTTTTATGCTTCTAGATGCTTTCTATAGCTTCCCGTAATGCTGGTATAAAGGCATTTCGGGATTTTTGTTTCCTTTTATTTTCGGTTGTTTTTTGACTCCGGTGCACAAAATGTGCACAAGCTAAAGTCTCGAAAGTGCTTGTAGTGTCTGAGATACCTGCTCTTTTCTTTGATCTTCAAGAAGATGAGCGTAGACTTTTTGAGTGATCATTGTATTGGCATGCCCAAGTCTTTTTGAAATATAGTTAATGTCAACGTGATTGGCAATCAAATAGGAAACGTGAGTGTGTCTAAGCCCATGGAAAGTAATCGCGGGGGAAATGTCGAGAGTCTTCTCGATCGTCCTTAGATCCTTATTAATTGCCGTGCTCGATAGCATGTTATGCCGTATGCTGCGAAATAATAGTTGTTTGCTATCACGATATCCCTGAGCAAGGTAGACCTCTTGCTGTTCTTTCTTGAGACGTAAAAGCAAGTCTGCAAGTTCTCTCGTGATGTCGATGTCACGTACACTTGATTTGTTCTTAGTAGCAGCAAAGCCGCTGCCATATCTGTGATCCCACGTTCTGGTAATGTGCACAACGCGCTTTTTAAGATCAACATGATCCCACGTTAGCCCAAGAACTTCAGAATACCTAGCTCCGGTCAGTGCCCCAGTTGCGATGATGTAGTAAGCAATATGCTCGTAGTCTGCAAATTCTAGGCAGTAATTGACGAGCTTGCGCAAATCCTTTACTTGCAAATATTTGATGATTCCTGCTTGGCCTTCATTACCAGTGAGGACAACGTTATGAGTGAAGTTAGTATATATTATTTGGTCATCGACGGCAGAATCAGCCATTGAGCGAACATAGCCATTCAATTTGCTGACTGTATCTTTAGCCCTTTTTTTGCCAAACTCATTGATAAACTCCTGCCAGTCTGATTTTGAAATTGATTTTAGTTCACGCTTTCGCCCCAGTAGGCTAATAACTGTTTACGAATTGTTTTATACCGGGCTTCGGTGATACGAGAATGCTTACCAGATTTGTACAGCTCAATCCATTTGTCCCAGTAGTCGATTAACGTTATCTTGTTAAGATCCAAATTTGCACCGCGATTATGCTGACGTTCGACTTCGACTGCCGCTATATCAGCAGCTTTTTTTGAGGGGAAGCCACCCTTGTTGACATACTTGCGTGTTCCATCATTATCCTTGTAAGAGACACGATATTGCCATTTTTTGCCACGTTTACTAATGCTGGCCATCATTTACACCTCCTTGTGCTATAATTCAGACGGGTGCTATTGCACCCACCATACAGTCACGTTCTTTTTAGCGTCTACCCATTCGGTGGGGTAGGCGCTTTTTGTCGTTACTTTCTCCTACTTGCTTTTTTCTTGTTAAGCGCCTCGTTTACGTTACTGAGTGGAATATCTTTGATGAATCGTTTCTCTCTAATTCTAGAAAAGGGGACAACGATCTTGTAATTTAGTTCTGCTTTTTCTTTATCACTGAAGACTTCGGTGTTTGAAATGTCTAGGAGAACTGAGTGCTCATATTTTTTGATAGGTTCTCCTTCGAAGTTTTTTCCAGCTTTTTTCGCCAAACTTATAAGAGATTACTGTAATTGTTTTCATAGATGATACCTCCTATAAGGAGAATGAGTTGTGAAAAAATAAGTTAGAGAAAACAAAAGCCCACGTTGCTGTGAGCCTGAAATGAACCTTGCCTTGACTAAAAAAGAATCAGCTTAATGAGGCCTCCAACAATGGCAACAACAATGGCCCATGCCAAAGCCCGTGTTGTCGACTCTTTTTCAGATAAAACAGCAGTAGTAGTTTTTAGTTCATCGAGTCCGTCAGCTTTGATTGAAATTGCATTAACCGATTTTGTTAGTGCGTCAATCTTTAAGTTGATAATATCAAGCTTGTGATTAGCGTCTTGCTCTGCAAACTTTAATTGATCTTGAGTCACGGTATTTTCATTTGTCATGTTATCCGCCTCCTTGGTTTTATTATACTCTGTTTTGCTTTTACCCGATGCCGTCGAGGATCGATATTCCTTGGTTAAACAATCCTAGACAGTAAGTGCAGCCTTTCAATATAGTCTGAAGGCAATTCAACTGTAATTACTAATCAGTAAATGCGCACGGTTATTATTATTTATTAAGGGAGCCAGCCCCACTCTCCGGCTTGCACGGGGACGCCGCTTGCGTGGGGGAAGAAACAAGTCACTGAAGGTTAATGGTGGCATCGTAATCTTTGTTGGCATTGTCGTCTTCCATGTCATCGGTGTCGTAATTTGCACTCCACTTAAGTCGGATAGTCTTTAACGATCTAGGATCATCCATTTTTTCTAGTGCCCAAACGACAGTGCCGTCGCGATCTACATCTTTAGAAATTTGCCCGTCAAAATCATCACCACTAAAGTTGGTGCCATCTACTTGCTGACCGTCAGAAGTTACCAATGTGCCTGACTCGGGTAGATTGAAATATCACGAGTTGTATGAATTTTAAAGTGAGCGGTGACTAACCCCTGATAGGTTTTCTTACTTGCATCCGTGAATGGTTTGACACGATAAACGGTTACCTTGTCAATTCCAACGGTTGTTCCCGCCCAAGAATTATCAGAATAGCTTACGGGGTATGTTGCCTTGCTTAATACAGATACGTCTTGGTAATTGTAAGTAATCTTTTCTGAGCTGTCTGAAGACCCTTTACTACTAGATGTATTTTGTCCTTTAGCAACAGACACCTTATTGCTACTTGAACTGTTGCTATTAGCAGAACTACTGCAACCAGCCAATGCCAACGCAAGCAACGCAACAGACACTAATACTAGCTTCTTCATAATGAATCCCTCCAAAAAATCCAGCTTTTAACGTCGATCAGGATTTGGACGTAAGTTGACCATTTATTTAAATGCATATGATCCAACGACTTTGCCGATCACATCAATGGTATCAGTTTCATCAGCATAGAAGTCTGGGTAGATACGTTCACCCGTTTTTTCGTCCACATCATCATTCAATGAACGAAGACACAAACGATCTTGTTCGAATATCAGCTTTTTAATGAATGTCATGTCATCAATATCAACTACCGCGATCATGCCGTTAGTAACATCTTGCGTTTTCTGAACAAATACAAATTCACCATCCTCGTAGTAAGGAGACATACTGTCACCGACAACTTTAAAGCAGTAATCGTAGTGAGACGGAATAGCACTGTCTGGAATCTTAACTGTGTCCATTGGTTCATAGCGATCATCATTAAAGGCACCATATCCAGCGGCAACAATACCATCAACCTCAACATTGAACGCTGGCTCATCAAGATTACGTTCTACACGCGCTTCATCCAAGCTGACAACGTTGTCTGGATTTTGCTGCTCATTGAGCTGCTTTTCCGCGTACGTGTAGACTTTTTGCTGACGTGCAGGGTGAAGTTTTCGCATTGTATTTGTAGTTTTCTCAATCACGGTGTTGTCAGCACTCTTCGACAAGTCTTTATTCATCATGTCGTCTAACTTTACACCGAACATATTGGCAATATCAGCAAGGATTCCCGCTTTTGGAGTATACTTGCCAGACTCCCATTCACTGACGGTAGAAACGCTTCGGTGGATCATTTCAGCGAATGTCTGCTGATCATAGCCGCGTTTTGCGCGCAGATACTTTAGATTTTTTGCAAACATGTCAAGTTCCTCCTTATTTCTATAGGAACAGTATACCACCACTTCGGAAAAACGGAAATATATTTCCGAATTTAATTTCGGAAAAACAGAATTTTATTGTTGACTTCGGAAAAACCGAATCGTATTATATAGACATAAAGAGCGAAAGGAGGAAACAGTAATGAACGAAAAATCTGAGAAATTCACGCTTCGTCAATGGCGCGGAATTCGAGACATGCGAGTCAATGAGCTGGCAGCTGAGTCTGGCTTAACAGTGAAAACGATTAATAACTATGAGCGTGATATTGATCGTCTTCGCGGAGCCAGTTATAAGAACTTAGAGGCTATTGCAAATGCTTTAGGGATTTCGGTTGGTGATATTTTTTTGTCACCAACTTCGGAAAAACCGAAGTACCCAGTAAAGGAGGCGGTATAGATATGAACGAACTACAACTATTTCAGTTCGAGGATAACCAAATTCGGACTGTCAGCTCAAACGGCATTATCTGGTTTTCAGCACCTGATGTTACGCATGCGCTGAAACTAACAAACACAACGGTAGCGTTGAAATCATTAGACGGCGATGAGGTGACTAAGTTTAACTTAGGGGGCTTATCATGCTAGGCCAATCTCGCAGCCGAAAAATTGGCCGCCAAAAGGTGTCATCAAATTGATGACACCCAGAAGCAACGTATAACAACAATTCAAATAGGGAGTCGCGAATCACGACCC